AGGTGAAGCTGTCGATTATCGTCCCACTGAGAATGTTGCTGCTGGCGATGTGATCGTTCAGGGAAGTTTGGTCGGTGTCGCCCGCTTGGATATTGAAGCTGGAACCCTCGGCTCTTTGGCGGTGGTCGGCGTTTTTGATGCTCCGAAGGCTTTTGGAGAAATTGCTGTCGGTACTCCGCTTTATTGGGATGCCGAGAACAAGCAGGCTTCTGTTACCCAATCCGGGAAACAGTATCTTGGCAAATCAGTTGCTTTCGCCGCTGATAACGATGAAGTGGTGCGCGTCCTCCTCAACGCTCCCTACGTCACCGTATAATTGGACTTGCTGAAAAGCGCGTCCGAATGGCTGAACGAACAACGTCGTGAATGTCTTTCGGTTATAATCACCTACAAACCGAAGGGCGGAGGATCTTTTGAGATCCCCGCGACGTTGGGCCGGACGCTTTTTCGGACCGAAAACGAGTATGGTTCGACAATCCGGATCGAAAGCCGCGACTTTCTTGTTGCGGCTGCCGATCTTCCCAATGATCCGGAACGAGGAGATACCATCATTTACAACGGCTGTCGTTACGAAGTTTTAGCTCCGAACGCAGAGCCGGTGTGGAGATGGTCCGGAGCATATCATTCAACCCGTCGAATTCACACCAAAGAGATTGGAGCTGAAAATGCCTGACACCCCAGATAACCTCGACCTCTGGCATGAAGTCAACCAGGCGCGTTTGGATATTGCCGAATTGCGCGGAATGGTAAAAATGCACTTCGAAGATCGACAGCACCACATTCCTCCTTGCCGACCCGCTGCAGAAATGCAGAAAACTATCATGTCCGCACTGGCAGCCGCAGTTATTGCGATGATCGGTGCAATTGGTAACCTCATAATCGCGGTGGTAAAATGAGCAATGTGGTAAATTTGGCTGTTGCCGTTGCCGATGCTCTGGCCGAATATAATGCAGAAGTCCTTTATTTTCCGACTTTTGATCTTCGGGACTTGGAAACAATGCGCGTCATTGTTGTCCCGATCAATCCGGAATACAAAACTGTGAGCCGGGCGGCCCATGAAGAACTTTTGAAGGTCCAGATCGGCTTTCTCAAACGCGGATGTGAAGATGAGCTCGACACGTTATTGCAGACGGTCGAAGGTCTCGGTCTTTCATTCCTGAACAAAAAACTTGCAAATGCGACCTGCGTCTGCGTCGCTTATAACCCCATCTATAGCCCGGAGCACCTCCGGGAACGCGGGCAGTTCACGAGCGTCATCGAACTGACGTTCAAGAAGATCTGCTCGTGACCAGCACAAATGTTCGCATCGAGTTCGACAGTAACGCGGTGCAAAATGCGGTCAAGAAAAGCAGCCCGAAGCCTCTTTCCAGAGCTGGCGCTTATATACGGAAATCTGCCCGAAACGCGGTCTCGCGTTCAAAGAATTCTTCAAGTCCCGGATCACCACCACACACCCGGCGTGGCCTTTTGAAACGCTCCATTCTGTTTGGCGTCGAAAGGCAGCGCATGACTGTTGTCGTGGGACCGGCAGAAAGTTTCATTGGTATTTCCATGACCGCACACGAATTCGGCGGCATCTACCGTCGCCGGAAATATCCGAAGCGCCCGCTGATGGGGCCGACGCTTCAAAAGGTAGCCCCACAACTTCCAAAACTGTGGGAAGATTCTGTAAAACCATAACCCTCAAGGAGAATTTATTATGGCAGTTGTACTTGGACTTGATGCTGTTCTTCTTCGTGGCGCTGCCGGTTCGACCGGTTCCACCGAAGTAAAGAACGTCAAAGACCTCACACTTAACCTGGAATCCGGCGAAGCCGACGTGACCACTCGCGCCACTCAGGGCTGGAAGGCATCTATTGCTACGTTGAAAGAAGCATCCCTGGAATTTGGTATTCTGTACGATACCGAGGATGCAGACTTTACTGCGTTTCAGGAGGCATACTTTTCCAACACCCCGATTGCACTGTTTATCACAGATGGAAACGAGCATGGTCTCGACGCGGACTTTTCGATCACCGGCTTTTCGGTGGAACAGCCGCTTGAAGAAGCGCTGACTGTTTCCGTTACTGCGAAACCGACAGCTTCAACCAGAGCGCCGGTCTGGAAGTAACAGCGAGCCCCGGAAGCCTCTCTCCGAAGCTCAAAAGCCGGGGCGTTTTTAAGAAAAAAATCTTTATAATTCAAAGGAAAAATTTGCATGAAAACTTTTACTGACAACACTGGTCGCGTTTGGACTTTGGCTGTAAATGTAGCCGCAATTAAAAGAGTCCGAGCGCTCTGCGGAGTCGACCTGACAGCCATTGTCGAGTTGGACAAAAACAATAATCCCGACACGAAACTGCTCGAACAGTTGTCCAGCGATCCGGTTCTGCTCGTAGACGTCCTTTACGCAGTTTGCAAGGCAGAGTGCGATCAAAAAGGTGTGACCGACGAAGATTTTGGTATGGCGATGGCAGGCGATGCGATCGAACATGCAACGACTGCTTTGCTCGATGAGATCATTGATTTTTTCCCGGCCCCGAAGCGAAACGCTTTCCAGAAGATTCTTTCAGCAACTCGTCGCTTCGAGGAGATTGCCCGGAAGCGCCTGGACGCAATAATGGCGGACGGGGAGTTCGAAAAAAACATGGTCTCCGAGCTGGAGAGGTTGACCGGATTATCTGGGAAGCAGCCGGAATCTGCGGAATAAACCCAGATCCTTTCACCCTGCGTGAATTGCTGAAAATGGCAGACGGACGCGGGAAACTGGAATGGGCGCAGACCTCAAATCTCATGGCGATGATCGTCAACGTCATGCGTGATCCAAAAAAGAGCAAGGCGGTGAGCGCCTCTGAATTCAATCCCTATACCAATAAAAAGCACGCGGGGAAAGCTCCGCTATCAATCCTGCGTGACATTTGGTGCAAACAACGAAAAGGAGAAATGGTATGAGTGGAGCATCCGGAAATGTTAGAGCCGGTCGCGCATTTGTCGAATTGATGCTCGACCAGACCAAACTCGAAAGAGGGCTGAAAGCAGCCCAGGCGAAGCTCCGTAACTTCGGCAATTCCATGACAAGCGTGGGAAAGAACCTTGTAACGGTGGCAACGCTGGCAGCAGCTCCTTTGGCATATTCGACAAAGACATTTGCTGATTTCGACGACCAGATGCGGATGGTTAAAGCCGTTACTGGAGCAACGGAACAGCAGTTCAAATCCCTGACGGAAGTTGCTGAAAGGCTCGGACGGACCACCAGCTTTACAGCGAAACAGGTGGCGGACGGGATGACGGCGCTCGGCCGCATGGGTTTCTCACCAGATGAGATCGAGGCCGCAATCCCCGCTGTGTTGAACCTTTCCAGAGCTACCGGCACAGAGCTTGGAGAGGCTGCGGAGATCGCCGCTAATAATATGCGAGTGTTCGGAATTGAATCTTCAAAGATGGCAAACGTGGCAGACATCCTGACAGCAACGGCTAACGGATCAGCGCAAACCTTGACGGACCTGTCTGAAGGTCTGAAAATGGCCGGTCCCCAGGCTGCCGCTGCCGGTGACTCAATCACCAACGTTTCAGCAGCTCTGGGTGTGCTGGCCAACATGGGTATCAAAGGGAGCTTGGCGGGAACAGCGCTGCGTAAAGCGTACAGCCAGTTTGCCAACACCAAGATCCAAGCGAAACTTAAAGCTATGGGGATTGCAACGACCGACGCAAACGGAAACCTCCGGGCAATGCCGGACATCATGGCTGATATTGCAAAAGCAATGGCCTCCATGCCGACAGCTCAACGTCTGGGATTTGCAGAGGAAATCTTCGACCTGCGCGGATCTTTGGCTGGTCTTCAGCTGGGAGGCAATATTGACCAGCTGGACGAGTTCATAAAAAAACTTCAGACCGTCAACGGGACAGCGGCCCAAACAGCCGAGGAAATGGACTCCGGTATCGGTGGCGCTTTCCGAATCTTTATGTCGGCGGTTGAAGGCTGCCAGATTGCCATAGGCCGAATTATCGGTGAAGCGCTGGGACCTTATATAAAAAGGATGTCCGATGTGCTGACAAAGGTCGCAGAATGGATCGCTGCTCACAAGGGCGTGGTGATTACAGCAGTTAAAATTATTGCTGGGTTACTGGCTGCCGGGGCAGCTTTGATTACCCTGGGGCTGGCGTTTAAAGCGGTGGCCTTCGCCGTCGGAACGTTGAGCACAGCGTTCAAGATCTTAAAGGTCGCTGTGCTGGCTCCTATCGCCGCTGTAAAGGGATTAATGGCCATTTTTACGGCTCTTAAAGCTGTGATGATCGGCGTCAAAGTCGTGGCAATTGCGATGTGGACAGCGATCTCAAGTCCGGCAGTTTTGGTCGGCGTGGCGCTGGGAGCTCTAATCGCAGTTGTCTGGAAATTGACCGGCGCATGGGACATCTGCGCAGATGCGGCGAAAGGCATGGCCTCTGACTTCAAATCCGCTTTTGTTAGTATAAAAGAAGTTTTTGGAAAAACCTGGGAGGTCATAAAGATTGCTCTTGCATCTGGAGATCTCGCCGGGGCTGCAAAGGTTGGTCTGGCTGCATTAAAGGTCATCTGGCTTCAAGGGATCTTCCCGTTGAAAAAAGCATGGCATGGTTTAACAAACTTCCTCAATGACAGCTGGACCATCATCATTTTCTCAATTCTCAAAGGTGCGTACAATTTTTGGTATGGCATGCTTTATGGTTTCAAGTTTCTCTGGAATTGCATCTTGAAGGTTTGGTATCCGCTGGTTAATGCTCTTGACGATGCGTGGACAGTAACCGTGTATTCCATCTTAAAAGGGGCATATCACTTCTGGTATGGCATGCTTCATGGTTTCAAATATCTCTGGAACTGTATCTTGAAGGTCTGGTACCCGTTGGTCAACTTTCTGGACGATTCTTGGGCTGTGGTTTCAACCTCGATCCTGAAGCTGGGAAATAACCTCTGGTACGGCCTGCTGATTGGCCTGAAATATATTGGAAACGCAATGCAAAAAGCATGGAACTACATCTGGGACGGAATCGTGACAGCCTTTGAAAATACGGTTCTGGAAATCCAGAAAGCGTGGATTCGCACAAAAGGACTCTTCGATTCTGAGGAAGAAGTTAACGCAGAAATTGCTGTTGTTGAACGGGAATATCAACGTCGTCGGGATGCCAGGAGACGGCAATCTTCCGATGCGGAGCGTCAATCCCAGCGGGAGCTCGATGCACTCAATGCAGAATGGGCAGCCGCGAACAAGGGATTAGACGACGCGATGTTGGCAAAAATAAACCAGAACAAAGCTCGTGCTGAGGCTGGATTGGCAGAAGCAAATGCGCCGATCGACACCTCCGAATGGGATCGCACGATTCAAGGTCTGGATGATGCTATGACTGAAAAAATCAATCAAAACAGGAGACGTGCTGAAGCAGGATTGGCGGAAGCAAATGCTCCGATTGACACCTCCGAATGGGATCGCACAGTTCAGGGCGTAGACGATGCGATGGTTGACGAAATTGCCGAAAACCAGCGCAAATATAACCAGGCTGTGGGCGAAGCTGCTGCTGAAATCGACGCGGCGAAAGCGGAATGGCAAGGCGCTATGGATGAAGTTAAACAGCGGGCTGCGGAAAAGGCTGCCGCTGTTGAAGCCGAACAGGAACGAGCCAACGCAGCAGCTGCCAGAACCGAACAGGCGGCGGCTAACATGCCTTCCACAGCAGGAAAATCAGTCGGAGCCTGGAGCGCAAAAGAACTCGACGCGCTTCTTGGTGGTGGTGGATCGGCCCAGGAAAGAACTGCCAGGGCGACAGAAACTCTCGTCGAAAATACCCGTGAAACAAACCGTCAACTCAAACGTATGAAGTCGGGAACGGCTCCGGCGACATTGAGTTATAACTAACAGGAGATCACAATGGCAATCACAGTAACACAGGCGTGGGACGCAGTGGATCTGGAACTCGAACAGGGCTCCGGGACTCATTCGTCCAGCGCCGCAACGGTTCATTATATCGTTACCGGGACGGAAGTTGACACCGATGCCTGCACCGCTGCTTATAACGCAGCTCCGGAAGAATACTGTTCGATCCCGAAAAAGTCAGTTTCAATTTCCGAGCGTCTGACCGATAACACCTGGAAGATCGAAGTCAAATTCGGTTCCGAATCAACATCTTCTGGTGGCGACAGCGGCGATGAGGATGATGAACCGACAGTCAGCTTTGACTGCTCGGCCGGGACAAAACACATGACTCAGGCCATCGAACAGACCTGCGTATATGCCGCTGATGGGCAGACCAAAGATTCTGCCAGCGTAGCGGCGGCAGTCCCGATCGGCTGGAATGGGAAAGACGGCAGCGAAAGCGAAGCGGCCGGTGTTGACGTTTCGATCGGAGAACTCCGCGAAACCTACACCAAACCCATGAGCAAAAGCAAGGTAACCGGGACCAGTTGGAAACGGAAAGTTGCGGAGCTTGTTGGCAAGGTCAACAGCGGTTCTTTCAAGGGCTGGAATTCTGGCGAGGTCATGTTCTTGGGCTGTTCTTATTCGGCCCCGACCAAAGGATCAAAAAAGGTGAACGTAAGTTTTCACTTTGCGATTCGTCTGAACGAGAACAAGGCGACTGTTGCCGGGCATAGCGTCGGATCGAAGAAGGGCTTTGAATATATCTGGGCCTTGACCGACGACGAAGTAAAAAACGGCGAGCGTGTCCGCAAAGTCAAGAAAATCTACAAGGCGGAAGTCTGTTATACGGACGGATTCGGCAGCCTGGGAATTTGAGGTGATATATGGCATTTTTCCCTCACGTTAACCGGGGCGATCCATTCCAGCCGAACTCGGTCCTGGAAAATAATCTCCGCGACCTGGTCAATGCATCCAGCCGGATCGGAGGCCGGAGCACCAAAGGATCTGCAAACAGCAGCCTGCGGGTTCCGGTCTGGAACAGTTCTGACGACACGCTGCCTGCCGGTTCAGCTGTGACCATTGACGCAACCAGCGAGGAAGAATCTCCGACCGGTGTGTTGCCATGCATCCCTTTTGACGGAAGTTCTCAATGCTGGGGGATTCTCCCCACAGAGCTTCCGGCTGGTGGTGTTGGCGACTGTATCATTGGCGGAATCTCTCTGGTTCCGATCAAAACAAAGGCGAAAGTTGGCGACTGCGTAGCTCCAGTCATGGTTGAAAAAGGAGCTGTGGAGGAATTCGCGGCGGTCCCTTGCAGTCCGGCTCGACTTATTTATGGTGACGGCAAAGTCGGTATTATGCAGTTTTCAGAACCCGGGTATCGTGGTTATTTCAAAGCGGTAATTATGTTCACAGAAGGAGGTGTGCCGACTGGCGATGAGTCTGATTCCAGTTCGTCGAGCAGTTCCAGTTCCAGCAGTTCCTCAAGTTCCAGTTCTTCGTCTGGCAGCAGTTCTTCTGGTTCCGGATCAAGCAGTTCTGGTTCAGGCTCATCGTCAAGTTCCGGCAGTTCTTCCAGCAGCTCCAGTTCGTCGTCAAGCAGCAGTTCTTCTTCAAGCTCAAGCAGCTCCTCATCCAGCAGTTCCAGCGATGATCCTGACTGGCCGGGGGGAAGCGGAATTCTGGGGTTGTCAAACGGTCGTCTGGTTCTTTACCCTACCGGCAGCTGTAAGGACGACTCCTCCGGGAGTGATGATCCAGACGACCCGGACGATCCTGATTCTTCCTCCGACGATCCGCCTGACAGCAGCTCGTCAAGCTCTGATTCAAGCTCCAGTTCTTCCTCCGGGAGCAGCTCTGCATCTGGCAGCAGTTCCTCCGGGAGCAGCTCTTCCGGTTCCGGATCAAGCTCCAGCAGCTCCAGTTCATCGAGTTCCAGTTCCTCATCCAGCAGCTCAAGTTCGAGTTCCGATAGCGATTCTTCCAGCTCTGGTGGTGAAGTTGACGAAGATGAAGGGCTCATGCTGGCAATCGTTGACGGGGCCGATTACGAGGCTTCTTCCTGTGGTTTTATCGACATGGGAAGCAGGCACATTGCTGTTCCCCGGTGCTGTTTTAAGGATTGGCAGCAGAAGCGGAGCATGTACATCTATCTCGAAACTGGCGGTTCAGGAGTAACTTTCAAAATGGAGTCCAGTTATCCGGCTCCGACTGACAGCAAATTCCGCAGGCTGATTGCCCGGTTGATTTATAAAAACGGTGCATACTCGGTGATCCAGGAACAGCATGGTCCGATCATCGAAAATTACCACATGATGTTAGGAGGTCTCAGTGTCATCGGGTAAGGTTTGGTTAAAAAACGGCAAGGTCATCATGCGCGGCGGAGAAGTTTTCCTTTATCCGAAATGCCCATGTGACTGCGAACCGGCTGTGCTGGGAAGCAAGGTCCTCAACGGTTCTTCTGAAAACGAGGAAGATCGGTGCTGGGACCTTACCCCGTACCAGGGCAACGAAGTCGGAACACCAGGATTCCACTGGCGGCTCATCGAGGTGGGCGAAGATGGCAGCTGTTCTGGCGTGAATTATGGCGGCGGCAACATCGACGAATGTGGAAAACTGGTGGGGCTGCAGGACGAGTTCTGCTCCAGTTACAGTTACGACGGTTATATGGAACTTCAACAAGGATGCCCGGACGAAGAAGGAAATATCAAATGGCCTTGTCCGGATGGAGAATAAAATGTTCAAATTTGACGAAAACATAAAATCACACATGCCTTTCGCTGCTCCCGACCCGCAGAATGGCTTTCGGCCCAGGCTGTTCTGTTGCATTATGATCGGCGGGAAATGGAAAATTCACCAGTTCAAAAATGGAAGCTGGCTCCGGATCAATACCGGTTTGCCGGAGGACGCAACAGAGTGTTCTCCCGCAGCCGAGTGCATTGACGGAGTGTGGCATCTCACCTTTATCGCAGGTGGGGCCGAAGGGAACCGGCTGTTCCGACTTTATCACATCTGCGATCTGGATGCGGGAACATTGCCGGTGATTCTCTGCCCGGCAGACGTCGGGTTCCTTCAGAAAAACACTCTGGTTCACGCTTCCCGGCATGGGCCTTTGATTATCGAGAAGCCTGGCAAGGTTCTGAAAGTCGCTTTCAACGACGCGGAGTATCTTTACCGGGTCGATTTCGACCCCTTTGGCCCGTCAAGGCTCTACATTTCCGGCCAGACGTTTTCTGGTGAGATCTTCTCGCGGATATATCTGACCGGCAAGAACGAACTGTACAGCCTGGAAGCAGACGGAGTACCGGCATATAAAGCAGCGTTCTGGCGGGACAAATGCTTCTACGCTCAACGCTATGGGACCGGCTTTGAGGACCGGCGTATCGTAAAGGCAGAGCGAATCCGGCGTACCCGGCTCAATGAAAAAGAGCTGGTGGTCGTCGAGACCGAATCTGCCAGACAACTTTCACAAAATAACGACGAGGAGTTTGAATAATGGCCTGCAATTGTCATGGCAAAAATGGTGTTTCCGTTGGGCGAACCTCCGCCTTCGATCAATGCACGACCTGCGCCAGAAAGCACGTCAAAGCCGCCTGGTCGAAGTGGCAGGAGTTTACCTACGAGGACGACAACCGGGACTACGTTTCAGCCCAGCTGCGCGATGCCGCTGACCACCTGAAATTCAGTCACCGGGAAACGGCGCTCCGCCTTCGGGATCTGGCTGTGGTGATCGAAGAAGTCCGCGACAAGGAGTTCGGGAGCATTGCCCAGGAGCTCGAAAAGCTCCGAAATGAGACGCGAGAGCTCTTTTACAAAGATTACCCGGAAGCTCGGAGGAGATTGGAGGAGCTGCATGATTGACCTTATAATCCCTCTGGGCAGAGGTAGTAAGAGCAAAAATGACGAGCTCCGCATCTTTTTACGGAGTCTGGAAAAGTATGGACGCGGGATCAGGAACGTCATAGTCGTGGCTTCCGATCCTCCCGCCTGGCTGACAAATGTGCGGATTATCCAGATGGATGATCCCTTAAAGCATAACAAAGACGGAAACATTATCCGAAAAGTCCTGACTGCGATCGCTTCTGAGGATATAACACCGGAGTTCGCATGGAGCTCTGACGACTGTGTTTTGCTCTCTGAATTTGACTTCGAGAGCTTGCCGCCAGTATTCAATGCGAGATGTAAAGCTGATTTCCCGGAGAATGGGAGCATCTGGCAGAGGCGGGTTCGGAGAACTTTTGAGTATTTGGAAGCTCGCGGACTGCACCTCTTACATAATTACGAATCGCACACCCCGCAGCGTTTCCCGACGCGAAAGCTGCTCCGGGCCATGCGGAACGTTGATTACCAGTCCGGCATTGGCTATACGATCAATACGCTGTTCTGCGGCCTGCTGGGGATCACTGGCGGCTTTGACCAGGCGATCTTTAAGCGGACCTGTGAAACGGAGGCTGCCGGGAAAGATGCAAAGCTCTCCCGAATACTATGCGGATACAACGACCGAGCTTTCCTCGGAGGTTTGCGGAGCAGACTGTTCAAGCTCTTTCCGCAGAAATCAAAGTATGAAAAGGAGTAATAAATGCAAACTTTAACATTTTACGTCACAGCTGACAGCACCCTCGGCGCGGTCCGCGATTATGCAAATGCCAAGAACGCGGCGGCTCCGACCCTTACGCGTGGCGTTTCGGCCTGTCTGAAGATGCGGGTGTTCGCAAATGCAGAGAACGCCGATCCGTACCCGCTGGCGGAACTCCAGAATATCCCTTCCTGGCAGTTTGTCATGGACGATGACTTCGACTCCACCAGCAACTATATTCTGGTCGCGGATCATGCGGACATCTCCGTTCAGAGTATTACGGAGACGATCAATGAGGTGGAATATACCTTTTCGGAGTTCTCCATCCCGATCCGGAGCACAAATACAGAGGAATTAAACACACTTCTGGGGACCCAGGAGAGCGTTGCAACCCTCAACGGCGAGCTGGTCGGATTCGATGAAGGCGGGAGCGAGGTGTTCGTTCTTCAGGTAAAAGGCTTTACGGTCCGAAACAGAATCAGCTCCACCGGCAACCCAACGGAGATTCAAAGCGAATATCTGACGGAAGCGCAGGTGCGGGCGCTGTGTGCAGCCGGTCTTGATCTGATATTTTCCGAAACTCAGTCGGAACTTAGTCAAGATTGGCACGAAGTTCAGACTGCACAGGATCGCTTCTTCCGGATGCGCCTGAAAGGTGATTCCCGGATCTGGACCACCGGATCGGCAGCAGACTCCGGTTGGAGCGATTGCTACGGGCTGGTTTCCGGTGCAAAGGGCGAACCCGGAAAAGACGCGGACACCTGGTTCACCCATGTGGCTTTCGCAACAGCCGGTGACGGAACCGGTTTCATTATCGACGTAACAGAGTGGACTGATAATCACAAATATCTGGCAGTGCTGACCACCACAAAACCAGCAGAAAGCCTTGCAGCTTCGGATTTTGCGGGCCTGTGGATCAAGTTTATTATTGACTCGGCTGCGAATATCAGGATCGCTGACACCGGGGCGTATTTCGCCGGAGAAACCGTCGAGGCGGCCTTGCAGGAGCTGGGCAAAATTCTGGTCGGCATGGAAGATATACTGAAGGAGATTTAAGATGAGTGTTGCGGATGAATTAAAAAGAATTTCGGATGCAAAGGCCGATATAAAGCGGGCGATCAACGCAAAAGGCGGAACGCTGGTCAATGAAAAGATCACTGAGTACGCCGCTGCGATCGACAATCTGCTTCCGGAGGAGTTCGGGTTCCGGGTCCGGTTTATTGATTATGACGGGACGATCCTGAAAACCATGTATGTTGCAGACGGCGAGTCTGCAAATCCTCCTGAAACGCCCCAGCACGAAGGGATGATCTTTCAGGGCTGGAACTGCGCTCTGGACGATATTCATGGCCACCGGGACATCGGTGCGATTTTTACCACCGAAAGCGGGGCCTGCGAATTTGACGTCCGCATGGAGATCCCCACCGGTTTGACGGTCACCTTTTATCCTTATATAGAAAGCGGGACCTTGACCATTGATTGGGGAAACGGCAGTACCGACGAGATTTCGTCCACCGGTAAACAGACCGTCAGTTTCACTTATGCTGACTACGGAACCTATACGATCAAAATGAAAATCTCCGCAGGCGGCTCCTGGTATATTCCTGATTATTTCTGCCAGGGGTCAAATGGCAATTATTACCTGATTGCGGCCCGGATCGCCGGGATTCGACAGATGTCGAGCTACGCGTTCCAATATAAGTATGGCCTGCGGACCGTCACGTTTGATCGGAGCCTGACCAGTATGGGCGAGCAGATATTCTATGAGTGCCGGGCTCTGGTGGCCGTCGTGTTCCCTGATTCATTGACGACCATCGGCCGATATTCAATGCAATATTGTTATGGCCTGTCGCGGGTCGTCTTTCCGGATTCGATCACAATTATTCCAGAGTACATCTGTTATAATTGCCATACGCTTGACGGCGTAACGATTCCGGACGGCGTGACTGAAATTCACCCTTACGCGTTTCATGGCTGTTACTCGATCAATTATGTTCACTTCCCCAGCACGTTGAAGTCTATTCGCAGTTATGCGTTCTGTGTGAACTACGCTCTGCGGGAAATCCGGCTGCCGGAAGGTCTGGAGTGGCTGGAAGATCGAGTATTTCAGGACTGTTACGCTGTGGAAAAGGTCAACTTGCCGGAAAGTCTGACGCGGGTCAATGGTTATATTTTCCACCATTGCCGAAATCTGCGCCACATAAACATTCCGCGAAGCTGGACCAGTATTCCCAACGGGCTCTGTTATTGCTGTTACAGTTTGGAATCCATCGAGATCCCGGAAAACATCACTTATATTGGCGACGAAGCCTTTTATGAGTGTTACCGGCTGACCGAAGTAAGGTTCCATGCGGATATTGCAACAATCCGGTCGGGCTCTTTCCGTTATTGTCGAGCCATGCGGGATTATTACTGCTACCGGACAACGCCGCCGAGTCTGACCAGTTCAAACGTGTTCAACGATATTCCCGGTTCCTGTGTGATCTGGGTTCCGAAAAGCACAGACCGAACTGTTCTGACCGCATACAAGACCGCTTCCAATTGGAGCAACTACGCAAACTACATGAAAGAAATGGAGGAATAAATGGCGATCAAAAAAGAATTTTATGTTGAGCTGGCGGACGGGACAAAACTGTTCCGTACCTTCAGCGACGAAGGGAAACAGATCATTCAGAATGAGACCGGCGTGATCTTCGACGACGCAGTTGACGTTGAGGGCGCGACCTTCACTTATTCCGAAACTGAAACAAAGGTTTATCAAAGCCAGGAGGCGGAAAATGCAAATTGATTGTTACGGATTTGACGCGACCAGCGTTCACTTCCAGCACCGGAAGCTCCAGCCGTATATTATCAAAAATGACGGATCTGTATATTATATCTGTTTTTCAGATGCTCCCAAACGCCCGATTCATCGAATTACTCAAATCCCGGAAACCGGCGAGACTGTTATTGAGTGGGCTTATGGTGAGTGGGATAACGCAGAAAACTTGACATACCAGCCTATCAATAAAACATTGGAGGTGGAAAATGTCAGTCGGGTATGACCCTCTGTTGGGGGAATTGCGATCTTCAAATGCAAACCTGATTTTGCCCCAGAAGCCGCATTATCCCGGTAAGCCGATTTTGCATTTGCCATTAAGAGATTTCGTGAAGGATGTTTCGCCGTACAAACACACTATTACAGGTGATACCATGATTTTTACTCCGGATGGCTGGGCCAGCGGAACGTTGGAGTTTCCCCTGCCGGAAGGAGGCATTTCTGATATGACTCTGGCGGCAAACGTCAGGATCACCAGTAGTTCTCGCGGAAATATGTTCGGAATTGACAGCGAAGATAATGCTTTTTTCTGGCAATATCGAACCGGCACAAGAACGGTTCTGGAAACCTGGGACAGTTCGTATGACCATAACTTCCCCCAGGCAGAAACCGGTGACACCTTCCATCTGACCGCGACACTCTCCGGAAGCACCATTACTATATATGTAAATGGAGAGCTGTGGGATCAGACAGATTGGAGCCCGCTTCAATTCCCTGGCGCGACCTTTTATATCTGGGACGGCTGGGGGATGATTTCAGATGTGAGACTTTACGATACCTGCCTTTCCGAAGCGGAAGTGTGGGACCTTTATCTGACTGACAGGAGGTAACATGTACGCACGTTTTATTGACGAGTTTACGGTGATCCCGGCTCCCGACACTTATTGGGGAATCCGGGATTTTAACAAGAAACCGGAGATCATGAAACAGCATGGATTTTTGCCGGTTGTTTCCGAAAGCCTGAAACCACACATGCGCCCGCGCTATGAAGTGGTGAACGGAGAAATCCAGAAAACCTATGTGGAATATTCTGGGGATGCGCTGACAGCTTATCGGGAAAAGATGATCTCCCGGCTGCAAGGCGCGTTCAAGCAGTACGAGCAGCGCTTTCTCAACAGCAGCGACATTACAATGGCCTCGACGTTGGCTGTTATGCGCAAACCGAAAGGAATGGCTGTTACCATCTGGCTGAGCCTGTTTTGGCAGGCATATTTCACCGAAAAGACCAAGATTGAAACAGCAAGCTGCTCCGCTGACTTCGCCCAGGTGGTGATCCAGCCGGACTTGCAGGGAGAGCCTCCGCATACCATGCGAGAGCTTTCCGAAGAATCAGCAGAATTATACGCGGAGATTTCCGCAGAAAGTGAAAAGGTATGAACCGATTGAAGGAACTCAAAGAGCTGCGCAAACTGGCGGAGACATTGCAGCTCGATAACTGTCAGATCCTCCGCAAATACAACATGCAGGAACTCTGTTCCATTTATAATGGGATCGGGCCAGATGCGTTTCCGGATTGGCTCCGCGACGCAATCTCCGCCTTGCATCCCTCCCTGGCAGTCGTGGCTTTGATCCATGACGTGGAGTGGCACGAGAGCGACCAGAGCCAGGAGAAGTTTGACGAATCAAATGCCAGATTCAAACAGAACGGATATACCGTCGCCAAGAACCAGTTTGCATGGTATAACCCGCGCCGCTGGATCGTGATGAACCAGGCCCGGCGCTTCGGGAATATCTGCCAGAAGTTCGGCTGGAAAGCGTGGACCAGTCCATGTGAATGTGCCGTTTGTGAAAAGAAACGCAGAAAGGAGAAAAAAGAAAATGCGTAATCTCACCCTTATCGTGGCGGCTCTTGCCGTCGTCGTGATCCTCACCGGCTGTGGCCATAACGCGATCCAGTATGGAGACGGCGTCGGCTTTGACGTGGGGATCAATCCGGAGAACTGCATGCTCTCCATGAACCTTCGTTACGGAAAGATTCTCAGCGCGGTCACCAGGGACAATGTTGAATTGGAACTGACCGGCCAGGCGGCTGCGGACGGAACCGCTGGAACCGAAAAGCAGACCGGCGTGAACA